TATCAACATCAGTTAAATCTTCAAACCATTCTGGGTTAGTGACAATATCTTGCCAAATAATTTTAACTCTTTTGTATTTAAATTTAGGTTTAGATGAAGTCATAAAAATCATTCGGTTGCACTTGTTTATCTGTACCAAAATATATTTTTTTCATCTCGCCTTTTCTGGGTATTCTCTGACCTTCCTTGTATCGCCATACGTTTGTGCTTGGATTTATATTGATGATGCCAAACTTTTGAGCTGTCTGACCGCAGCTTAACTTATTTTTTTTCATCCACTCGGATAGTTTCATAGTTGTTTCCTTTTTGATTTGTTATTATTAATAACCAATAAGGTATATTTATCCACAATTCAAGTAAAAAGATTTATATAGACATAGTGGAAAACTATGTATACAAACAATTAAAACAACTATGCAAAGAAAAGATATAATAAAAGCATTTTCTATATTTAATGGTGGTAAAGGATTGGACCATTGGTCTTACTCATCTACCTCTACACCTTTTGCTAAAAATTTAATTAACTATACTTTCTCACAAGAGATTAGAAGAACATTTGCATTTAGATACAAAGCTAATTTTGGAAATTTAGTCAACAATACTGTCCAAAGATTAATAGGAAATAAAATTTGGCGACAAGAAAATAAAGCTATTACAGATTGGGATAGAGATTATAAAGTTTCGTTTGAAAAAGAACTAACATACATAAATCAAAAACCACCAGTAGATGACAAGGATGCTTACGCAAAAGAAAAGATGATAGACTTTGCTCACGATTGCATCGGAGTTACAAAAAAAGTTGTGCAAGATATTACCGGTAAGAAAGATTTAGAATGTGAACGACACGTTAGAAAAAAAGAAATGACAATGATTAAGGAAATTTTAGGTAAGATAGATTATGAAACTGATGATAGTATAATAGAGTTAAAGACGAAGCCACCAAACATTAGAAAAATTAAGAACAAAGAAGAATGGTCTATGAGTAGTCAAGCATTACCCATTGAGCCAACAATAGAAAATTTAACTCAAACTGCTTTTTACTATATGTGTGCAAAGAAGAAACCTTTTTTGGTTTACACTAATGATAAAGAACACATTATCTTTGACGACAAACACGAGTTAATGCGTACCGATCATCTGGAGTTTCTTTACTTTAAAATGGTAGAAAAGATTTTATTGTGGGAGAGAATGATAATGTTCTGTAAAGGTAATCTGTCTGAACTTGCGTTAATGTGTGAGCCACCAGACCTAAATCATTATTTTTATTATAAAGATTTAGCCACAGAACAGACACAATTAATTAGTAAACTTTGGGGAATTAATAATAACAACTAACAGAAAGGAACTATGTCTTGGATGCTATATAAAACAAAAGTCGTTGCAACATACACTTTTATTTACGCACAAAAAGTTTGGGGTCTATTACCATTCTAATAATAAAAACAACAAAAGGAAAAACAATGAAGAAAAATATATATCAAAAGCTACACTCAGCTTGTTTACAAGCGGGTGCAGTAAAAAAAGCAGATAAAGTAAAAGGGATGCACTTTAATCCCTTGTTACACGATGCTGTGCAAGAAGTTGCTACACAAGCATTATTAGATAATAACTTGTATGTAACTTGTAATTATCTAACGGAAGTTATGGATAAAGCAGATGCAATTATGGTGGTGTGTACAATGAAAATACACGACATTGACGACCCGACTAGCTTTGTAATAGTTGATGGTTGTTCAGCAATGGGAGCAATGGATAAGTTTGGTACAGGTAATGCTATGTCTTATTCAAGAAAGTATGCTTTCTTAAATCTGTTAAATTTAAAGACAGGTATAAAAGATGAAGATGGTTATGCATCCAAATCATTTAATAAAATTTCTTCTGTAAAGGAAGAAACAAGTCCAGTTTATCTTGATGATAAAGTGGATGCCGAAGAGATAAAGGAGTACATAAAGTTAGCTAAAAATTCTAAACAATTTTATAGCTTAGCTGAAAAGTATAAAGGTCAACTTCAATATCTTATGAAAAACAATTCTAAAGCATATCAACAAATAAAAAAAGTTGCTGATGCTAAAGAGTTGCAATTAAGTAATAACGTGTAGCAATAAAGCTACAGATAACAAAAGGAAAAAAATGGAAGAAGCAATATGGGTCAACGTAGTACCCAACGATAAAAAAACAGAAGAGAAACACCCAGATTGGGTAGCACCTAGAAATCCTAAATCTCCAGAGGGAAAAAACTGGACAATAGGAGTTAAAGTAGGTGGTTCTTGGATGAGCCAAGCGGGATGGAATACTAAAGACGAAAGTGGTCAACCAACTGGCGGTATAACTATTAAGTTAACACCTAATACACCAAGTGCTGCAAGTAGTAGTGGTGGTGGACAACCAGCATTTGCACAACAAAAGACATTTGCTAAAAATGTAGCTTATGGTAATAATAACAAGTCTAGATTTTAAATAATCTTGACATCTTTGTGGCGGGTTTTAGTCATCACCCTTGACTTTCTACTTAGTTGTTTTCCTCGCCACAGAGACCCCTTATGCTTATGAATAAAAAAAAATTAGAAAAACAAATAGGCGGATCGCACTATCAAGATATGGCTATCCAACCTATAGAGTATATCGTAGCAAATAAATTACAGTTTCCAGAAGGATGCGTTATTAAATATGTATCAAGACACGAACATAAAAACGGCAAAGAGGATATACTAAAAGCAATACAAAACCTAGAGTTTATTCTAGAGAGAGATTACGATTGACATTATGGCAAAAACATTTAAAAGAACTAAATACGGAGATGCAAATTTTAAATATGTAGAAATATTTGATTCCGTAAAGAAAGCTGCCGACCCTTCAAATGAAGGTAAGTTAGTAGAAGTAGTGGTCAACGAAATTAAATGGGATCACACAACAGTGAAGGAGCATGATGAAAGAAACGAAAATTCGTCTGCAAGAGTTGATGGACAAGCAACAAAAAAAAAGTAAGCTGTATGTTCAAACAATTCAAAAGGCAAACAAATTAAAAGCTGAAAGTTATAGCTTGTATTTGAAAGTGTCTGAGTGCAGAGAACAATTAATGTCAAACAGATAGACATTAATTACATAAGTTAAAACAACAACAAGTTGTGCAAACAACTAGAGGGGATGCTACCGCAAATGAAAACACTTACACAATTTAAGACAGCTTTAAAAGCACCAATGTATAGGGAACTAACATTGAAAGAACTTATGTTATACAAAACTGGATTTAAAAATGGTTATCGTATGGCATTACAACATAATAGAAATAAAATAGACCACCAATTATTTAAATTAAAAGTTAGACAAGAAAGATTTGAAGAAAAAACTGAAGGTGCAAAACTTGAAAAGTTAATTAAAATAAAAAAAATATACCCCGCATCTTTTGATGCTGTAGTTAATAAAGTTTGTATTAGATACGAGGTTAATAAACAAGAGGTTTTAGGTAGCAGAAGGTTTGAATCTTTAGTTAGAGCAAGAAGTATTATTATTAATTTAATGATTGAAAAATATCCTATATCTTTATCTCAATTAGGTAGAATGTTTAAGATAGACCACTCAACTGTAATACATCATAGAAGAATGAAAGCTAATGGACTAAGATTTTGGTCTAAAGACAAAACAATACACGAAGAATTTAAACAGTTAAGAGACGAATTAAATAATTAAGTTCTTTATAATATTGCTAAAACAATAATGATAACAGCAACTACTGCACATATTGTTTTATGTTCTTTAACTATATGCGGTATATGTTCTTGAAGTTTCATAATTAACTTTTACCTTTTTTCTTACTTTTAGATTTCATTATCTTTGCTTGTAAGTTTTTAGGTAAAGTCTTTTGTTTAGCTGTAAGTTTACCTTTTGATTTCTTGCCGTACATTTTCTCTCCTTATGTTTATATATTTATCAAAACAACTTTCTGTGTTTAAACCATAGTGTTCACAAAAATGTTTCTTCTCTGCATTTATAATCCATCCACCTTCATTACTCAATAGTTGTTTTTTACACATAATGCAATATCCACATATAAGAGTTAGATTATTACGAGACCAAGTTTTT